CACGCTCGAACGATAACCTAGCCTCACGGCTCACTTCAACGACGTCATCCTCGCCCGCCAGATAGGCTCCGACCACAAAATAGTCGGCGAGTGCCTCCACAGGCACCCTCTTCCTAGACTCCGTCTGTCTGAGGACAGAGAGGGCAGCTGCCTGGAGTACAGGGACGCCCAACGCGAGCGAAAGCTCGCATCTAGCAACCCCATTGACCCAACGTCTACCAAAGAATGGCTCCCTCAACCATCTATGGCTCGCGTAGGCGCCAGACAACACAGACCAGGGCTCGCGCACCATCGTCCAAAAAGGACCCAAGCACAACGGCGCGCTGCGACCGAACCTGATACCCTCAACGTATGACACCGGCTTTTCTAACGTCATTTCAAACCCAGTAGCAACAAAAACATCTTGTGCAAAGCTCGTGAGAACCCGGCGGGAGTCGACACCCTCAAGGAAAACTAGCGCATTGTCACCATCCACCAAAATGTCATAGTGGATGCCGTAGGACCCCAACACGGCCACACAAGTGGAAAGCATGATGAGAGTGTTACCCATGCCCGTGTTGAAATCTCCGCTAGCTCTGCCGCCCCGCCGCGAGAACTTTACACCGCCTGTCGTCACACCAGCGAACCGCTGGCGATCCAGCACGCGCGACAACCCAGTGTCACCTGGGTAAGCCGCCCTATAAACCGCGTGCTCCTGTCTAACCAGGCCCTCCACAACGTGGGCCTCGAAAGCCTTGCCATCAACCTCAAAACAAACACAGTCCCTGAAGGCGTCAAACTTGCGTCTGATCACATTAGCCCTCCTGCGAGGCGAGAGACCTTTCCCCACAACCCTGGTGTTTGAACCACCGAAGAGCCGTTTGGCGGTGAGAAAACCCCACAGCCAATGTTCGAACGGCTTCAGCCAAGAAGCTAAGCAAAGGTTGTACCTCGGAGATCTGGGAAAGATCATCCTAGGCTTGGCATCCTTCGCAGAGCCAACCTTCTCAGCCTTCAGAAAAGCGCGCAGCCTGGCATCACGGCCCGTTAGAGGACCATCCACCCGCAGCGACCTTTCTGCCTCGATGTAACGGCGCCTTAAGCTGCCACCATAAGACAGCGCCGTTTCCAGGAGACTCCACCTGGTCCCTCGAAACCTGCTAGCTAACGTCCTCAGACGGGTGAACGTCCGAAGGACACTAGCCGCCAAAACAGGATCGGGACCCCCGGGCAGGGGAGCCAGAGATCGCCAGGCAAGCGCGGCGATCTCGTTGTGTTGACAGTTGGCGTGCACAGCAGGGGTCCAGGTACCCAGGACCCCGCTGCGCCACGCCACCCACATCTGCCTACGAGCCTCGGCAGAGCAGTCGCAGTCACCACGTACAACCAGGGTTGCGTCCTCAGCAAGGACGAAGTCAATGTTGCCAACACATTGACCATACGTGGCCACCGGACGGTCCTAAGACCACCAAGGCAAGGATGGTTCAGCAGAGATCTGTTCGCGAG